TCATAAGCAGAGACAGAACGAAAGTTTTAAAAATGGAATACATACCTTTAATCCTATTAGTCTTTATAATTTTAAAATTTCGTCACTATATCTGGATGCCCACAATACTCATAATCATCGCATACGCAAAGTTTAAAATTTATGATCCTATGCGGGATCAAATTAGATTATGGCGATACAATTCGAGACAAAGCACCTGCCCCTCTAGTGATCAAACTAGGCTTAGGCCCCGGTATCTGACGTTCAAGAGCAGTGATTAAAGCATCTCTGCTAGGCCCTTCAGTTGGCAAAGCATACTGAGCATACCTAGCGTTATGTTCGCGTGCGAGCTTCATTTTAATGGCATCCTTAGCCATTGCGCTAGCTTTAGCAGTAGTTAGTAAAGCTGACCCAACACCCGGATAGCCACCCATAAAAAAGTTACCAGCTTCAACAGCAGCCACAGCAGGAGCCGATTGCATAACTTCTGTTTTAGTTGGCAATGCAAATTGAGACTTAGAAGCACTGCGCATAGCAGTTTGGCTACCCTCAACAATCTTATTGTGGGTATTAGCTATAGCTCTTTCTTCTTGAAGTGTTTTAATTAATTTAGCTGCTTCTTCCTTACCAAATAAAATTCCTAATTTTTCCTGATTAAAATCAGACCTAGCAAAACTTTCGCCAGCTAATGCCGGATTTTTAGCGATACCAATTTCAGTAGCTATTCTAGCTCTAGCACCTTCTCTAGCAGCTTGCTTTTCATAATCAGTTAAACCATCAAACCATTTCTTGGTAAATGATGGGTCATTTTCCATTTTCTTAGAGCTAGAAAATACCCCCTCATAACCATCTTTAAAACTATCAGCAATATGCATTTCATCGCGATAGCTGCTAAGAGCAGGTTTGTATTTTCCGCCTGTAGCAGCATCAATATCCGCAACCAAATTATTGCGAACATTCATTAACGACTTACCCATTTCCTTATCAGCAGCAGTTGAGCTACGCATTAAACTTTCTGCTGTAGTACGTAAGCCAGATTGGAACTTATGCAAATCTGCTGCATTAGTTCTCATTTCTTTATCGTTACCAAGCATAGCTTTAATTTGAGCAAGCTCTTTTTTAACAGCAGTTAAAGGTAATGAGCTTTCACCGCTAATAACACTAGTAACTCCCGGCTTTAAAACTTTATCAATTTCAGCCATGGTATTAGTAATATCAACAGGTTTGGCCCCAACTATCGCAGGTTGTATTTGTTCATTACCAACCTTCTTAGCAGCATCGGCTAGACTTTGAACCTTGCCTGCTAAATCAGGAGATACACCAGCAGTGGTATCATAAGCATCCATTACAGCATTTTTGCTGTTAGCCATTCTAGCGCCAGAAGTCTTGGCTAAATAATCAATTTGTGGTCCCTCTTGCGTAAACAAATGTTGAGTGTCCTGCAATACACGCGGAGACAAATCAGCAGGAGCCAAACGAGGATTAGCCTTCATCGCTGCTACAACAGCAGGAAGATTTTCAGGACCAATATTTTCAACAAGTGTGGATAACGCTTTGTTTTTAGAATAAGTAGATAATTTATTTAATCCCGGTATACCTCCTGCTACTTTATTTAAACCACTCAAACCTTTATCAGCAGGAACAGCCATTCCTGCAACAAAACCAGCCCTATCCCCAATGTCCTTACTACCAGTAATATCAGCAATAGGTGTAGATATGCCTCCTTCTATAATACCACTCATAGGAGAAGTGACCCGCGTTAATCCACCAAGTAAAACTTTACCAGCACCTTTATACGGATGACCGGAATTAAAATCTTCTACACCGCTAGAAAGCATTTCTTTTCCAGCTATATCAGCATTGTATGCCGCTTCTTGAATATTAGTTGTGGGCAAAGAACGGCGCGGATTAACTTTCTTTCCTTCACCCCAACCCGGCTTAAATCTATCTTCAGGATTACCTAAGCCATAATTATCTTTTAAAACTTTTTCAGCAGCTTTAGGATTGATATCGGCAGGCTTGCTGTCAAATTCAGACAAAATAGCTTCTAGGTCCAACCCCTTGCTAGGAGCGGACTTAGGCTTATTTTCAAAATCTGATAAAATTTCGTCTAAATTTAAACCAGCCATCATTCACCTTCATACAACTTAGCGTCTCTTGCTAATTGTAACGTCTCAAAAAATTTAACTGCTCTTTTCTTTGCAGCAGCATCACCATTTTTATATTCAGTTTTCATTTTGGTAACTAATTTTTCGCGTTCCTTATCATCCATCAAATCTAAGGTTAAAGCCTTTTCATCAACAGACTGCGGGAAGTTACCCGTATGCTTAATGTAATCGTCAAACTTCTGACCTTTGAAAGCCTGAGGTTTTAAAATTTGAACACGGTCTAAAGCGATAGCGTCTCTAGTTAAAGCTTGAAGTGCTGGAAGTATCTGCTTTTTAGGGTTAGGGCTTCCAGCTTCAGCCAAGGTTTGAGCAGCATCAGAACGTTGCGCAACAGGACTACCTCCTACATACTGAGCCAATTTCTTTTCTAACTCTTGCCTCATAACAGTAGGATCATTTTCAGCTTTAGTATCGACAACACCCCATGCTTTTGCTGCTGCTACTAAATCATTAAATTGAGCAGTACCGGGACCTGTAGCTAGAGCAGGGGTCATTAATTTTAATGCTTGAATAGCAGGCTTGATAGATTGCGCTCTATTAGAAGCATTCAATTGATCCTGAGTATAAGCTTTCTTACCTTCTTCAAACAAAGGTGCTGTGCCAGTAGCAGCACCAGTTGGTACAGGAAATCTATTTTCAAACGTAGTAGGCTCCAAATCCGTCCTGCGGATTGTTGGCCCTGTGGGTCCGCTAACCCTCTCAACAGGCAATTTGCGAGGCACGATAGGAGCCGCAGCAGAAGCCGCAGCAGAAGCCGCAGCGGAAGCCGCTGATGGGCGTTCCACAGGAAGCGGGGTAGGTACTGCTGCTGTGCCGGGAGCTAGCTGAGGAGGCTGAGCGCCAAGCAACTGAGGCTGTCCAGAAGGCCCAACCACCTGAGTAGTTGGAGGAGCCTGCATTTGAACAGGTAAGCCAGTGGGACGCACACCAAAGCCCGGTTTAACACTGGTTACTGTAGGAGTGACGGTTTGCCCTGTAGCGCTTTGACCCGGCACACCTAAATGATAATTTAACTGTTCTTGTAATGTAGCTGCTGCTGTAGCAAATTCATTAAAAAATGATTTCGCGTCAGGAGACTTTTGAAGCCTCTCCATATAAACATTAAGCTGCTCTTTAGGTACTAAACCTTGACGTACAGCATTTTCAGCAACAGCAGCATAATCTTGTTTACTTGCATCAGGACCAAGGCTAGTCATAGCTCTAGTCATGTATTGCAATGCCGTATTGGCATTAGCCATACGACCAGCATCAATCTGCTGTTTTTGCTGTTGCAGTTGTCCAAGTTCTAATGCAACTTGATTGGCAGAAACAGGCAATCCCGGTTTAGGATATGATGACGTATCAGCTTCTAATCCAGCCATAATTTAAAACCTTAAGCAAATGGTGTAGATTTACCATACAAACCTTGATACCTAGCATAGCCGCTAATATTATTAGCTAAATTAGAAATAGCATTTCCTGTAGTATTAGCTGCCGCAGCTTCAGCATTAGCTCCACCAGTCAAAGCAGTACCAGAATTATAAGCTGCCTTTTCACCTAATACGCCAGTTCCAGTAGCAGCACCAGCACCAGTATCAACTAAAGCTTTTAAACGATTATAAGCATTAGTCTGATTTGTATTCTGCATATTAAAGTTATTTTGCCACTCTTGGCTAGCCAATCCTTTAGAAAATGCAGTAGCTCCTTTTAAAGCAGCACCAGAGCTTCCCAAACCTCTTGCTGCTGCTGAATTAGTAACAGCCTTCTGACCTTGTTGTGTTAAAAACTTATAGTAATCACTATTTTGAAAATCATCAGGATTAACACTAATAGGAGTAGTTAAGTCTGACAATTTAGAGCGCAGCATACTGGCACTATCGGCACCTATCATGCGATAAGGTGCTAAATCTTCTCTAGTTTGTTGATACTGAGCTTGCTGCATTGCTGCAACTTTATCAGCATTAGCCTTCTGCGTATCAGCAGCTTTGTTGGCACCCCAAATAGATGCACCAGCGCCAACGACGCTGGAGCCTATAACCGCTGCTGCAATCCATGCCATTTTAGTTAAATCCTAATTAAAACTTAATTCTAACTGTGAACTACTATGCCCACAAAACTCTAGCCATTCTTGTTCACTCTTAGCTATAAATGTACGCTCAATGATATCTAAATCTTTTTCATCAGTACCGTGTATTGTAGTCCAAACGCAGTCAGTTAATGTTCTAGCAATTCTCTTAGTACCGGGAGGCGAAACTACTGTGAAGGGTGCCTCAACTTCCTGAATATCCCCGCCCACCAATACCTGAATTTTCCCTTTAGACAAAATATTTAAATTTTCAAATTTGTGAATTTCCCCGGTTAATATAACTCCAGCCGGTATATGTAATTCTCTAGCGTAAACACCTTTAGAAAAATGATGAATGACTTTACATTCAACTTGAGGCTGTAACTTCATTAACGCTTCAATGGCATATACTTTAGCGATGGGCGTTAATAATCCCATTCTCAATCTCCTAAGAATTGAACAGTAGCGGGACCAGTCCAAGAAACAGTATCGCCAATTCTAACAGGTATAATACGCTCCCCGTTTAAATTTATAGTAACATCACCCCTAGTCAAATCTACAGTAACAGCACCAGTCAAAATGACATTACCATTATCATTAGCAGTAAAAGGAGACGGTGCTGTTATATTTGCTACCGCTGGAGCTTGTTGAACTAACTGTTGAAAGAAACTATTCCAAGGTGGTAATAACTTTCCATCTTTACCAACTAAAGGAGCCTGCATATTTGGTACTGGCAATGTCATTTATGCGCTCATTTCCTAGCAGGCTTTCTATCAACAAAACCACCATTGAGCGCAGTAATCATATCAGCAGACCATTGAAGTTTAAAAATCCTGTCCCTAGCCATACCCAATCTGTTCCAAGAAGGAGATGTCAAGTATTCACCAGTTTTACCTAAACTCTGCTCAATTGGATTTCCGTAAGTCTTTCCTTTATCATCAGACCAACTTAAGCTAATCATAGGGTCTGCTTCTTGATCGCTTATAGTTCCTACTTCCATATCAGCTTGAAAGCAAAGATATGTAACCTTAACGTTATTAATTACGCTGTGGGGAAACGTTCTCACTCTAACAATAGGATTTCCTTCATCTGTAGAAGCATCTAATGTTAATTGTAAAAGTTTTCCATTTTCCCAATCGCCAACAAGAATAACACCATAAGCAAACATGCAACAATTAGCACGCGGTCTTAAAAAATTGCCATTTTCATCATTCCAGTTCCATTCGGACCATTGTTTAGTTTTAACCTCGTATAGCCATCCCTTGCTAGCTGTGGGAAAAACCAAAGCATAAAAAGCATGATCACCAAGTTGAAAACAAAATCCAATGGCATCAGCTAATGTAACATAGCTTTTAAATTCTTGAACAATGCGAGGAGTAGAAATTTCTGTTAAGTCATAACCCTGACCTTGAACAACAATTCCACTACCTTGTTGGTCCTGCATAATATAAAATACTAAAACATCCATAGTTGCGATAGAGTATTGAGCCGCGCAGCCATGGTTAATATAAGCGCCTTGCTGTTGCTGGAAATAAAAGTCAGCAGCACCAGTACCAATCCAAACTTCAGTAGTGCGATTTCCAATTAACCAAAGTTCGCGATGAACAGAAGCTATGCCCACAATAGGATCATTGAAACCAGCTTTAGCAGCTATGTCTAACGGATCAAAAGCCCCTACTGTACTGAGTAAAGCAAAGTTAGCATTAGATACTGAAATAAAAAATTGATTAGTGGCTGGAACATTAAATATATAAAACGTATCTAACAGAGTAACAAAGTCAGCACCATAAAAGTTAGGATCGGTAATTTGCGAAAATGCATTAGTGGCAATGTCAATAACATACCCGTTAACACCATCTACTAAAACAACTGTCAACCCGTTATCAATCATGATAACTTGGCTGAGCCTATCGGCAATCACGCCAATCAAAACTACAGTTTGATTATTTAAAACATAATAAACATTAGGACCAACCACATAGTAGGCTGTACCAATACTGGTATTGTACGTACAACGAGCAGACCTAGCAAAGTTAGGATTTACATACAATACTGTACCGGGAGTAGGATAATAAGTCACCTGAGCTGGAGCTTGTGGGTCTTGTTGATTGATTTCAGCAAATAAATTAACACATTCTTGGCCGGAACTTATTATGCTCCTACCACTATATGCTGAGCTTATTAATTCTACACGTTGCTGCACTTAGTATGCGTCCGCGTTGAAAATATAGAACCCGTTAGAATTATTAAATCTTAGACTACTTGGCATAACTAACTTAGATAACTGTAAGTTAGAATTTTTAATTCCGTTTAAGCCAGCGATAGCAAGTCTGTTGGTTTCGATGTTTGGTGGATATTGATAATGAGCAATAATACGTCTAGTTAAATTATGGTGAATAGGCTCCTCATAATCCTCAGGCATGTTAAATTCAGCGTCTAGACTGCTAGTGACGTTAATTACATTTAAAATAAAGCCAGCACCGGTACCGCCCAACAAAGCGTTATTAACACCGAGCTTATCGTTAATTTTATATCCCGTTCCACCATCAACAATAGTAACAGTAGTAATGATACCGCCAGCTACCGTAATATCTGCCGTAGCTCCTCCACCAAAACTAGTAATGTTGGTCAAAGGTACAGCAGAATAAACCCCATTAACGTAGCCTGCTCCACCAGATACAATAGCACTTTGTAAAATAACTACTTTAAATCCAACCGGACCTTTAACAATCAAATGTAATTCGTACTGTTCATTTGGGATAGGCCAAATGAAAACATTACCATAAGGAAATGCGCCATCATAAAAATAAAACTGGGGCCAAGAGTTTAAAGTTTTAAGTCCAATCCTAATATAATCTTCATAGCTCCAAATAGGAGTTAAAAAGTAGCTAACTTGATCGCTACCACCAGTAAGTTGCTTAAAGTAAGCAGCTTGAATTTTATCAGGACGTAATGTATTGTAATACTGACCGGGACCAATCAAATTAGAGATGGCATTATTACCGTTAGCTTGAACGTCTATTAGATTAGGAATTAACCAACGTTTCTTTTGCCAATAATTTAACATCCTAGTTAACAGCGTAAAGCAATCGTTTATATCTTCGCTTAATGGTGTCTGTCCGACTCCTACCACACCGGCTTCCTTCATAGCCAATGTGACAAATTCTCTAGCGGTACTCATTTAAATAAACTTTCATTTTATCTAATAAGTCTATGCTGTCTTTTAATTTACCTAAAGTCCTATTGCATCTTTGACAAAGAAGCCCTCGGACTTCTCCTGTTTTGTGACAATGATCAACAGCTAGACTTTTGATTTTACCGCTAACATGATGAATTGCTTTTTCAAGTTCCTCGCATATAGCGCAAACATAATTCTGAGCTTTTAACTTTTTGTTGTAATCTTCTAATGTTATTCCAAAATTCTTTTTTAACTCAGCATTTTTATAAACTTCAGGATTTTCTTGCCTGCGTCTAATTAAATATTCGTTGGTTTTTTCACCAATTTTTTTCTGACTGTACTTTTGCCATTTATAATTAGAAGGGCCAAAAGGTTCACTACCTACTATTCGCTTTAGTTTGCAACCTTCTGGCCTAACGCCGACATCTTCAACAAACACATCAAAATCTAACCATTCTTCACAAAGAAGATTTTGATTTTTTCGTTCATTCCACGTATAATATAACGGATGCTTTACCCTGTTACGTAAAGGTATAATGGCATTCGTTATTATATGTGGATTAGCTGTTGCCATTTATTCACACTTTTCATCAGTAGCTTTTAGAAATGATAAAAATTCTACTGACGTTAATTCAGGTTTTTGGTTATGATAGTTCTCAAACTCTTCATTTGAGATTTTGTTACCAGCTAACTTGCGCCGTTTAAATTCTTCCTCTTGTTCTTTAGTGATTTGCATTACCAATCTTTCTTAGATTTGGTTTTCTTTTCAGTATTATCAACAGCGCCATCAGTATGTTGCGCTAATTCCATTTCATTATTAACAATAATACGTTTGCCCTCAATCTTGCTATCTACCCACATTGGGAACTTAGTATGTCCTAACTCATTCATAATATTAGGGTCTTTGCCAAAGCCGGGGTGTGGGTTTTCAACCGTATAGCCTACTGGAGACTTTGGGCGGCTATCGCCAATACGATCAACGTAGGGAACGTCTAAATCAGGAGGTGAAGGGAAAGTGATAAGAGGCATTTTTAATCCTTATGTCTGATTATATATTTTTTCATTTCTTCTAAAAGTTCTATGTTATCTTCTGCTAACCCTATTGTTGTATTACACCTATTACAAAGCAAATCTCTTATTTTTTCAGAATTATGACAATGATCTACTGCCATTCTTTTTGGTAAACCTGTAGCTTTTATAATTAAAGTTTCAGGTTGCTTACAAATAGCACATACAAAATTTTGAGCCTTTAATTTTTCTAAATATTCCTCTAAACTTATGCCAAAACTACGTTGCAAATTTCTATTATACTCTACGTCTGGATTGCGCGTGCGAGCATCTTTCCATTTTCTAGCCCACCAATCCTTATCAGTCTCACCTTCTTCTTTTTTAAGCTGCTCTAACCATTCCCAATTATCAGGACCATAAAGCTTAGTTCGATCTGGTCTATTTAAAACAAAGTTTCCTTCAGGACGTTCGCCAACAGCATCACAAAAAGTTTTAAAAGTCGTCCATTCTTCACAAAGACGCTTATTCTGTTTTTTCTCAAACCAAACAATATAAAGCGGATGATTTCTAGCAGTTTTAACTAATTTTTCAGGCTTACCATGACGTTTAAAAAGCTGATAATGCTTATTACAGTAACCGTACCCTTTAATGGGCAATTCGCAATCTTGAACTGAGCAGACAGGCTTAGGAAATTCTGTAGACCACACCATTTTGAAAACCCCTTTCTGACTTTGAGCATTTAGTTTACTCGGATCAGAAAGGGGTGTCAAGTTTATTAGGTGCTAGATGCGGTCACAGATGCAACACAGCCATTCTGGGCGTATGAATTTAAACCCAAAGAGCACGTCCAATCGAGTAGCTAACTGGTCAGTCTGCGGCAGATAGTCGGTCAGCATACGCATAGACACACCATCAAAGCTGGTGCGAGCTGCTTCTTCAACCGCCTTCTTGGGCATAACCAAGTCAGCAGTAGCCATCGTAACAGCCTTTTGCGTGTAGGCAAGAGACTTACGATAGACACTAGAAGCAGGGGTAACTAAGCGTACCTGAGCATTGTTGAGCGGCAACGCGTCAACAGTCTGGTACTGCTGATCAGCACCACCAACCAGACCACCAACCGGACCAATGATACCCGGATAGAGGGGAAGCGAAGTAGCACCAGTGATAACATCAGCGGTGATAACAAACTGACGCAGAGTACCAAGAGACTGCTTAGTGACACGGTTGACAGCGTTAACACCATCAATCGTAACAATATCACCCTTACGGAAAGTACCAGTGATAGCAGATACAAGCAAGTTGCCTCCGCTTGTAGAGGTAGACTGTCCACCGGGAGTAGCTGCACCACCAGCAGAGAACGTGCCAGTAGTATGCTTAATCACATTCCGATCA